AAAATAAATTTCATAAAGGAAATAATGTCGATGGTAAACATTATTGGCTTACTCCAGATAATTTAATGAAAGAACTTAATGATGAATTTAAGTTTGACTTTGATCCATGTCCATATCCTAAACCAAAAGATTTTGATGGTTTAACTAATGAATGGGGTAAATCAAATTATGTTAATCCACCCTTCGGATCAATCATACATGAAGGAAAAAAGAAAGGTGCTACAGCTTGGGTTAGAAAAGCTATAAAAGAATATGAAAAAGGAAAAGATGTAGTTTTTGTATTTCCAGTAGATAAATGGATTTTGATGATGGTAAAAGCTGGAGCAGAAATCAGAAACTTAGGTGATGTAAAATGGTTAGCAACAGAAGATAAATCAGAAGGTAAAGGTACAGGAAGACATATAGCCTGTTTTATATTGAAAGGAAAAAAATGACCGATAAAATAATGCAAGAACTTGCAAAGCTACAAACAGAGAACAGAAAAAATAGAGAACAAATTAAAGGTTATGTTCAAAAGTTGTTAAGCAGAGATGAGGAGATTGTTAAACTAAAAAAACAAATAAGCGACAACGAACTTAAAGAAAAAATGGTTGCTAAAAATAAAAGCTATTTAGAATTAAAAGCTATTAAGGATGTAGAACAAATAAAGGAAAATCGTAAATTACAGGAAGGAAAACATGAAACTAAGACCACAAACAGAAGAAAAAAGTAAAGGCGGAATGAAAGAAAGAAGACAGATTTGTCTTAAAAATATTATTAATATTCCAACAGTAAATATTAAAGGAAAGAAATATTCTACAGTAAACGAAAGACTTAAACATTTATTAGAGTATTTTCCAGAAGCTAGATTAAATGAAGAAGTTTTATTCCATGATGCAGATAGAGTTATAATGAAGACTGAACTTTATATCTCTGATACTATTTATGCAGTAGGTCATGCAGAGGAGTTTAGGAATAGTTCATTTATAAATAAAACAAGTGCATTAGAAAATTGCTCCAGTTCGGCATTAGGAAGATGTTTGGCTGCCTTTGGTCTATCAGGATCTGAGTATGCTAGTGCAGAAGAATTAGTAAACGCTTTGAATAACCAAAGTACAAATAGTCAAAGCACAACTAAAAAAGTTTCAATTGAGGATGAAATTAAAAAGCAAACAACCGAAACCAAGTTGACAGCTTTATATTCTAATTGGAAAAAGAATAACAATTCAGACGATAAAATTGAAAAGTTATTTGAACAACAACAACAAAGCATTAAAACCAATGGAGGACAAAATGCAAAACAATGGTAGTGGTAAGCAAAAGGATTTCGTTTTATTTCCTTATGATGCCAACAATGAAAAAGCCATCAAAATTGATTTCTCAGGAAATGTAACTTTGGATAATGGTAATAAAGGAACGATACTTGGAGCTAAAGCAGCATCTAAAGATGGTAAAACTAAATTTGTTAGAGTCTTTGCTCAAATAGGAGTTCTATTTAAAGGTGATGACAAGTTTACTGGTGAAATGAATTATCCAGATGCCGGTGGTCAAAAAGGTTTAATTGGTTGGTTAAACGATGAAGGTACTATCTTGTCAGGCTACAAGAATGAGTACAAACCAAAACAAGCTAAAACACAAAGTAAAGAAATACCCTTTTAATTAGTGAAGGTTATTTATTTAGTTTTAGTCATCTTTACAAGTAATGGGAATTTAAAGTATGAAAACATACCTTATCTTAGCTCCCAAAATCCTGTTACTTGTGAGGAGATTTTTAACAAAACTATTAAATATGTTAATAATCCTAATTACAAAGAAGGTAATGGTGAGGTTTGGGTGTTAGTAAAATATAAAGATCAAAATGTAATTGCACATTGGTGTAAAGATACTGAAGGAAACTATGTCAGATAATGTTAAGTTTATAAGTGAGATAGAAAGATTATTAAAAGAAAAACAAGATGATTATGGAGAGTTTGACCATACATCTTATATTATGTCAGGTATTTTAGAAAAATATTTATCAGTACATAACAATTGTGAGGTCAAAGTACCTTTAAAATTGTTTGGTATTTTTATGATTTTTTTAAAACTTTGGAGAGTTATGCAATCAGAAAACTATAAAAAAGATAGCTTTGACGACATAAATGGCTATGCAGAACTGTTAAGGAGGTTAGTTTTAAATGAACAAGATAGAAAGAGGTAAAAGACCGATGACTCCTAAAATGATGAAGCTATTGCAATTCATTAAAAATTATAATAAAAAATACAAATATAGTCCAACTTTTTCAGAAATGGCGAAAGAGATGGGTTATAAAAGTAAAAACTCAGTTAGTGCTTTGGTGTTAAAACTAGAGCAAAGAGATGAATTAAAAAGAGATTACGCAGGATATAGCAGAAACATAATATTAAATGGTTAAAGTAATCAAAAAATCAAACTTAGAACTAACTGTAGATTTTGAAGAAATTTTTGATGGTGCTACTGTGGAAGAAGCTACAGAGAAAGCACATAATCAAAAAATGCCTAGTGAGTTTGCCAAAGCAAATATCACCGATAACAAACTTATTAGTGCAAATATTAAAATTATTGGTGAGGAGAATAATGAGCTTAAGAAATAGCAACATTAGATTGTACACTAAGCTAGATAATGCACACAAAAAGATTATGGGTGCAAAAGATAAAGGAAGACAATGTGTACATACTCTGCAAGAGTTTAAGGAATATAATCAATTGTTCCGAAGAATCGTTGAAGCAGAGAATAAAGATGCTAGATTTTTATATACTTAATTGAGTATATAGGAAAAGTTGCATAAATACTTAGGGGATTCTATACTCTAAATTAAAGGAAGGAAACAAAATGAAACTATCAAATAAAGCTAAGAAAAACTTTGAGGAAGATAATCAATTCTATATTGATTTAGGTAAAAGATTAAGACAAGCAAGAAGAACTAAAGTTAATGAGTTTACTGGTAAAGAAACTATTGTTCCATTAACTAAAGTTGCTAAAGCACTTAAAAATACATATCAACAAATAGGAAAATATGAAAAAGGAGAGAACAGAATTCCTTTGGTCAACCTTGTAAAGATAAGTAAATTTTTAAAAAAACCATTAAGTTATTTCTTAGACGACTATAAAGAATTAGATGTAGTGTCAGAAGAATTTAATATTGCTTTTGAAAATGAAAAAAACAAAATCTTTGAGGCTAAGCAAAAAGAGGAAAGTCAATAATGTTTGTTCCGGTAGAGGAGAAACTTAAAAAATTTGTTCCAGAATTAAAAGACGAAGATGAGTTTAATCATTACAAAAGTATCATAAGAGATATGATTGCTAATGGTCATGCAGCTCACCAATCTATTCCTGGTTATGAAACTTGTAAACCTGAGATAGAGGCTTTTAGATGGTTTGATGGAATAAATATTCCTGTTCATGGTTACTGCGATCTTAAAGGAGATAAACTTATTATTGAGGATAAGTGTAAATTTCCTAGAAAAGGTATTGTCAAAAAAGATGGTACTAGGTCTTGGCTAACTAAGAAGCTACCGGAAACAAGTCCAGAGCCTTTTCATTTATTGCAAATAGATTTTTATTATTCAGTATTCAAAGTGCCAGTTTATCTTTGTTACATTAATGAGAAATCTTACAAAGTATTTCATGCAGGTAATTGTGAGGAACTTAAACCAGAAAATATAGAAAAAAGAATACCTAAGATAATTCAAAGATGTAAGATAAGACAGAACCTAGTAAGTCTTAGCAACGATCCTAAAGTAGTAAAAGATTATATTCAACCACAATTCGATCATTACTTTTGGAAAAGCGAAGATGTAAATTATCTTAAAGATGCTATGAATTTTTGGGAAAGTTAATTCTTTTTAGAATCACTTAATTTTTTAAAAACACTTAGATCACATTTTGTTACAACGCCAATGTTAATTAATTTAATGTGGTGCGACAGAAATGTCGATTACTATTCAATAAAAATAAAAAAAAAATTACCTTAAAATCCAAAAAAGCTTTTTCTTTCAGTTTATACATCGCACCAATCAATAATAATTTTTTTAAAAAAAACATTTTACTCACTTTTAGACGATTTCAAAAAAGTGCATATGATAGAATATATTTATAAAAGTTTTTATGAGAAATTTTTATTAGTGATTAAAAAATCACTTAGCTATTAAACATTGTGAATAGAGTTATGTTAGTTCTTGGAAAGGAGTACATCTTATGATTACAAAATCATTAGAACCAATACCATATCGTATTAGAATGATGTTAAAATATGATGAGGTAAATCATTATTGGGACAAACAAAAAATTCCTTATGTAACCAAAGTTGAAGCTGAAAAAGCTGTAAAAAAACTTATGTTTATATTTGGAAAATCAAAGTTTGCTCCACCTGTAATTAAAAGAAACATGATAAAATATCGTTCAGTAAAAAATGTTTGGTATAAAACTTATGTTTGTTTATCAGGTGATCCAAATAATCCTAATAGAGGTTGGAGAGATATTGTTCATTTAATATCTCATAAAGTTCACAGATATAGAAATGGTTTTCCATTAAATAATCAAAATGGTTTTAAACCACACACTATACAACAAGCTGAACTTGAACTTGAAATGGCAAAGTATGTTGTCAATCAAGGTTGGTTAAATGGTGTCCTAAAGCCTAAAGTCGTTATCTTGTCCAAAGATGAAAAACGAAAAAAGAAATTAGAACACTACCAAAAGCTA